GCTGACGCGGTGATTATGGACCTACTCCGACGCGGTGAAGCCAAGGCTCTAAAAGATATCGAGTTTTCGATTAGGATCGGGGCGAAGAACATTTGCCACGATGACGGCGGGCAAGGCTTGCTAAAGCCGGTCGGCGGGCCAGCAGCAGGAACCCAGTCCGGCAGAAAGCTAACCAACGCAGAAAAGACACTTAAACTCATCGAGGACATGAACAATGGAAGTATCTGAAAATCGAGAATTCTTTACCAGAATCGCCATGATCCATTTTCCGAGCCTTGGCACCTACCTGAACAAAGAGACCAGCAGCGTACTCGGCACGATCGACGCTTGGGCAATGACGCTTCAGGACATTACAACGCAAGAGGCTATCTCCGTTGTCTATCGATGGAGCAAGGACGAACTACCAAGGCCCCAATACTACGAACTTGGCGATTTCGCTTTGCACCTCCGAGCGGTTGTCTTGCAGGATCGCGTCAACGCTCGCAAAACTCAACTGGTTGATATGATTCGAGACCGAGAAGAACCCAGGGGCAACTACAGCCATGTTTCGCTACGGCCGTACATCGCCAGGGTTCTTGAATCGGGCGAACAATGCAAGATTGGCAAGATTACCCGCGAGGAGCACTACGCGACGCGGGACCAAGTTCTAGCGGATTTGGCAGCGGCTCAGGTGAGGCGATGACCGACGACCACGAAAAAACCCGCAAACTCCAGGACAAAGTGTACTGGTTGGAAATGCGGGTGAAACTACTACAGGAACGAAACAAGGAGCTTAGGCAATGGATCACGAAACTGACGAACAAAACCCATCCGGCACGGAGGGCAGGGAAGTGAAGGCAGGCAATTTTGTCTGGGTTAAGTGCAAGGTGATTGAACCCTGCGAGAGCCTGATAAAGGTCACGCCGAGCGGCGACGATAACTGGTTTTGGGCTGGCAGGGGGCAGTGCCGACCCGTCGAGCCGGCCAAGGCTTCGGAAATTCCGGATAGTTCGAGCGAGCCGCTAGCGGTTGGCGATCCGGTGGTAGTCGTCGAGCCTGCGCACAAGTGGCACGGCGTTCGAGGCAGAATCGTATCGGTTTCCGAGAGCAATGAGTTTCCGCTAGAGTTCATTTCGGATTGCAGGGAGCGTCTCGGCTACTTTCGATCATCAAGCATTGAGCGAATCGACCAAGCCGACCCCATCAACCCTTCGCACTACAAGCAAGGCGGCATCGAGTGTATCGAGGCTATCAAGGCGGCTCTTGGTGAGGGCTTTCCTGATTATCTTCGGGGAAACGTCATGAAGTACCTTTGGCGGTACAAGGAAAAAGGCGGCGCAGATGACTTGCGTAAGTCGGCATGGTATCTGGATCGATTAATTAAGGAAGTGGGTGAATGAGCGACAAGCCAACACTAAGGTCTGTGTGTATTACGTTCAAGCCTCAAGACCTAATGAATTTTGAGCCACTAGGCCAAGACACGATCAAGTTTAGTTCCCCAGGGATCGCCTTCGGTGAGCCTCAAGAAATCAAAGTGACCTACGAGTGGCGACCTAACCCGATTTTTTACGTTGGGCGCAAGGTGCGAATCGAGGGCGTTTTGTGCGAGGTTTGCTCAGTCGAAAAGGACGGGTCGATTACGGTTCAAAGGATCGAGGAGGTGGGCGAATGATCTATCTAGGCATTGACCCAGGGCCGGTCGAAAGTGCGTTTGTTTGGTGGGACGCCGAAGCCGAAAAGGTTATTAGGCTTGAATCGATTCCGGCGTTTGGCATTGATTCGCTTACGATCGGGCCGCTACTCAAAGGCGTCGACTTTGTTTCCATCGAATGGATCGAGTGTTTCGGGATGGCGGTAGGCCAAGAGACATTTCGCACAGTGGCAGGTATCGGCTGGTTCGCATCGCTTTTGTACGATCGCACTTGGTCAATTCGACTTGTCCCGCGTCGATCAGTTAAGATGCACTTGTGCAATTCGATGCGGGCCAAAGATGCCAACGTCCGGCAGGCTCTTATCGATCGCTTCGGAAAGGTTGGGACCAAGAAACAACCGGGCAAGCTCTACGGCGTTGCGACTCACTATTGGGCGGCTCTTGGCGTGGCGGTGTACTCGGCTGACGTATTCGACCCGTCGCAGTTTTGGATCGAGGATTTGAGGAACAAGGCAGGAAAATAATGGAACGCAAGAACATTTCCCAGCCCGAGGAAGCTTGGGCGGCATGGGACAAGCAAGCGGCGGCGATGGATATAACCCTGAGCGGGCTCATTTTCGAGGCAATGAACGAGCATCTTGGGCTATTCCTGACGCGCAAAACCAAAAGGCGGCCAAAGTCCAAGCCGGTGGCTCCGAAGCGGCAAAAGCGAAATTCGTGGCCCCGGTGATTGTCAAGCCCCCTGACGGTGGATAAGATGTTGGAAAGGAGAAAAATCATGAACTTAGGCGAACTTGTCAAAAGCAAGCGATTTTGGGCGGCGGCGGCTACGATTGCCGTTGTCGTTTTGAAGGATCGCGTACCGTTGTCCGAAGATCAGATCCAGCAACTTGTTTGGGTTATCGGGGCTTGGATCGTAGGCGATTCGGTCCGACCCCTGCCCAAGCCCGACGAGGTGGCATCGTGATTGGATTACCACGGCTCCAAGAGCTAGCCAAAAAGCACGAGTTCGATTTTGCTGACGCTTTCGAGGAAGCTGGCGGTAACACCAGGGCGGCTCGCAGAATCCTTCGGTCGAAACTTAGGGGCGTCTACGGCATCGACCCCGCGACGATTGCGATGATTTTCGCGTTGATTCAACTGGCGTTCAAGGTCTGGAAATGGGCCAAGGACAACGGCTATCTTTCGTCTTACAATCCGTCCGATGCCCCAATGGGGTACATCCTCCAAACGGCGTGGGATGCGGGCGAATTCGACGATGGTGACGACGAAAGCGACGACGAATAACCCCCCTAGCCAACCCGAACTTTTCCGATGTATGGGGCTCGGTGAGTTGGCAGGGGGCAAATACGGAGAGACGGATGAAAGCGAAACTAGAAAAATTGATACTGCAATTAACGCATCGGCTATGGAATCGGCAGATATCTAGGCTGATTTGCAGGGCCTACAGCGACGGCAAGATAAACTCTCGGCAACTGCATGAGATCCTGGCAGATTTCGACCCTACGCAAAAGCACAAGGTCTACTAGTGACGATGGCGAAGAAAGAAAACAACTGGATTCCTTGGGCTATCATCGCGGGGCTAGTCCTCTACGCGGCTAGCCAACAACCAAAGGGAGGGGGTGATCCATCTAAGCCTGCCGGGGTGACGGCCGTAGTCCGGTCGACGATTCCATCGATCAGGGCGGCTTACAAACAAGCCTTTCTCGATGCGGCGGCGAAGATCGAAGCGGGTGAAATCGCCAACCAAGAGCAATGGACCAAGTTCATCTCGGACAATGCGGGCGGCAAGAATCGCGAGGCTCTCGACAAGGTTTACTCGGCGATCGATCAATTAAATTTGCCGGTGACGTTCACTGGCAAGGAATCCGAGATAGCGAAAATCAATCGAGAAATAGCGGGGGCGTGGTAAATGACTGAAATCGGACTACTCACTTGGTACACCGTTCAATTGGTTCTATGGGCAGGGCCTTTGGGCATCGCGGCATTCTTGACAGCGATCGCGGCAGGATCGTTCTACGCAGGCTACTCGATGCGACCCAAGCGAAGCGATAAGCCGATGGGAGCCGCGAAACTTGATCATATCAAATACGATATACTTCCCAATGGAACACTAGGCCCAGGCGACCCAAGAGGGCTGGAGGGGCCGGAATGAAACGGGCAAGGCGGATATCGGCGGTTGTGGCTTACGTCTTCGTTTGGTTCGTGTTTCTGCCGTTTGCAGTTATCAGAGTGTCGACGGAATGGCTGGTTGATAGCTTGGCTATTCCCATGCTCGAAAGCCTGGAGGTAATCGCCAATGACGACTGAGTTCACAGGCTACGACCCGACAATCGAAAACCGCGACGAGATCCGAGCGACTTCGACCGAACTTGGGTTTCGCGTTGGCGATTATGCAGTCCCGGAAGAGATCGACCCTCGGCCATTGATGAGGCACGACAAGCAACTTAACATGAGTTCCTGCCAAGGGTTCAGTCTTGCCAATGCTTGCGAATATGTTTGGGCATTAGCCCAAGGTGGCTTTTCTGCCGAGCGTCAACTATCGACGCTATTCGCCTACCTCGAATCCCAGCGGCTCGACGGCGGCAGGCTATTTGGGGTCGATAAGGGCTCGACAATCAATAGCGGGCTAAAGGTAGCAACGACGATCGGAATGTTGCCCGAGTCGGATTTGCCCTATCGGACACCCTATCCAAACAACGCTCGAACGATCGTAACCGACGCAATGCGGGCTAAGGCAGGCCAGTTCAAAATCCGTTCGCATACTTGGCTAGATTCGTATGATGCAATCTTCCAGTATCTAGCTAGCGGCGTCGGCGCGGTTCACACCGGGACACTCTGGAATGATTCGTTCTACGCCAGCGATGGCGTACTCAGATCAATCAGCCTTCGCGGTGGCGGCGGACATGCTACGGCGTGGCTCGGCTACTCGAAACGCAAAGACTCCAAGGGCCGGAACTATATTTGGCGAATCAACAGCCACAACGATTCTTGGACCGAAATCGCCCCAGAGGTTATCGAGCAACTCTGTCGGCACGAACACACCACGATCGTCGGCGTATCGGATTTGTCTACGCCAGGGCCAAGGGCAGTATCTTGGAAGGAAGCGAAGCCACTAGGATGAACGAAAAAGGAGGGCCGGTAATCATGGTTGCTTTGTTGTTTGGATTGTTTTGGCTTTGTAGTGAACCGGCTAAAGATCCGACGCAATGCGATTTGACGGACTCGAAGCCGTTGATCGAGGAGGTGGCGAAGGCTAAAGACTCAATAATTCTTGACGCAGCAAAAGACGCGGCGGTTTCCATTTCGCTTGCTCGATCGCTCACAGAAAACCATATTGCCGACGCCAACAAAATGGTCGATCCCATGCCAAGCCCCTCGGACAAGCCCCACGAAAAGACTAAGCGCGAAATCCTGATTTTCGTCTCTGCGAATTGCCCCCCGTGCGATCGATGGAAGCGGTGTGAAATGCAACGTTTCATGGATGCGGGCTGGGCGGTCGGAATCGTCGAGGTTCATTCCTACGGGCTCACGCCGACCTTTGAAGTCGAGTCCGGCGATAAGAAAGTGACACTGAAGGGCTACACAACGCTAGAGCAAGCAGCGGAGGCGGTGCGATGAATCTATTGGCTCAACTGTCGCAAGAGGCTCAATTAGGCGTTACGACCGCACTGCTAACCACGATGGCGGGAGTAATCACAACGCTGTTTTTGTGGCTTATGAAGTCAAATGCAAAGACGCAAGACAACCTGGAAAAGCTTGCGATTGAAACCAAGGCAGACCTAAAAGAGTGCCGAGAGGATCGAGACGTTTTGCACAGCAAGTTCCATGAGCTGGCGATGCAAGTTGCTCAGGTGAAAAGGAATCAGTAGATGCAAGCACTAATCGACGAGCTTTCAAAGCCCGAATACGCTTCTATGAGCGACCAAGCGGCAGCGGACGCGATCAACGCCAAGACGGTGACGATTCGAAAGCCTGTTGACCTTTGGATGGTAGTAGAGCATTCGTCTCGGAACGGCTACAGGGCCAAGTTGGAGCTTGCAAGGACAAACGGCAATCATCCATGCCAGGAAACGGCAATCAACATTCTTGAGTACATCAATTCGCCAAGACTCCAAACGGTCGACATGGATTTGCCGTCTACGCGCGGGATGGTGCAAGCCTTGATTCAATGCCACTTCGCTACGCAAGCAATGGCCGATGAACTGCTAGCTTTGGCAGATCAGACCGTTCGATGGGTCGACCATAACGGCATCGGCACGCTAGGCGTCGGGTTGGTTCGCAATGCTCGAAAGAAAATGGGGGTCCAATAAATGCCCGACATCAAAATTGCC